CGCGCGGCCAGTGGGTTAAGAGCGCTGTCGACAATGACCGGCAGGCCGCAATCATGCAGGAAGCATTCGCCGCGATGGCGCAAGAGCTTCCGCGCGTCGATCCGGTTGCTGCGCCTGCGGACACGAAGGCCGACTTGTGCAACGTCTACACGCTGACGGATTGCCACCTTGGCGCGCTTGCCTGGCACAAGGAAGGCGGCGCAGATTGGGACGTGAAAATTGCCGAGCGCATGCTTGTTGCTGCGTTTGAGCAGATGGTCAACTCCGCGCCAGCCGCAAAGACAGGCTTGATCGCGCAGCTCGGAGACTTCCTGCACAGCGACGGCATGCTTCCGGTCACGCCGACGAATGGTCACATTCTGGATCAGGACGGCCGATTCTCGAAAATTGTTGGCGCGGCACTTCGCGTGCTTCGCCGTATCGTCGACTTCGCGCTAGAGAGGCATGAGCAGGTTGTCGTGCTGATGGCGGAAGGGAATCACGACCTGGCATCGAGCATTTGGCTCCGCGCCATGTTCAAGGCGCTCTACGAGAAAGAGCCGCGCGTCAAGGTGATCGAGTCGGAGCTGCCGTACTACGTCCACCAGCACGGTGAGACGTTGGTCGCGTTCCATCACGGTCACATGAAGCGAAACGACGCGCTGCCGATCTTCTTTGCCGCTCAGTTCCCGAAAGTGTGGGGCGCGACAACGAAGCGTTACGCGCACACAGGGCACCGACACCACGTCGAGGAAAAAGAGCATAGCGGGATGACGGTAATTCAGCATCCGACGATCGCCGCTCGCGATGCCTACGCCGCGCGTGGTGGCTGGCTGTCGGAGCGCGCCGCGGTGGCGATCACGTATCACTCGCGATTCGGCCAGGTGGCGAGAACCATCGTCACGCCGGACATGTTCGAGGGCGCGACATGAGCCGAATCGACCCGCACGCAGACATCGACACGCTATGCGACGCGCTGGCGGTCGCCATGCATCACATGTACGTGACAGGCGCACTGGAAATGAACGAGGACGCTGTAGAGCTTCTCGTGCAGCGCGCGGCCTGTTACGAGGCTGACGACCTGATGGACCTATTCGAAGCTGCCGCGAAGATCATGGCGCGCAGCAGGGCAGTGCACTAGAACTCATCCCCAGGCGCAGGTGGGAAAACAGCGTCAGCTACGCGGCTCATGGAAGCGTGACGCTCCGCCCGGTACGCCGGGAACTCGACACGCGGCAGGCGTAGCAACCCCTCAACTATTGGAGAAGCCATTGAAAGCAATTGTCGCGATCCTGTCTATTTTCGTCACTACCCCCATTTGGTATTTCCTGCTCTACAAAATACTTCAGCTCGTCGGCGCGACGGATGTTATGTGGCTTCTGTACTGGGTATACCTGCCGGTCTGTGTGATGGTGCAAATCATCGCGAAGCTGGCCGACGTCGGTGAAGCCAAGAAGTAGCAACCCTCTTTCGCGCGCTCCGGTCAGGGCAGGAACCCGGAACACATACGGGCCGGAAGCGCGCACCTAACACACAGGATCACACATGGCGCAGGCTGAAAAGACCGCGCCGGATTGGGAGCGCATCGAAGCCGACTACCGGGCAGGCGTGCTGTCGGTCCGGGAAATAGCATCCGCGCATGGCGTGTCACACACCGCCATCAACAAGCGCTCGAGCAAAGACGGATGGGAGCGCGACCTATCCGCAAAGATCAAGGCGAAGGCCGACGCGCTGGTTTCCAAAGCGGAGGTTTCCAGCGAGGTTTCCAAAGCGAAGGCGGAAACCGACAAGGTGATCGTCGAGGCGAATGCAGAAGCAATCGCTCGAGTGCGACTGTCGCACCGGTCAGACATTTCCCGCTCGAGACGCCTGGCAATGGCGCTGCTCGAGGAATTGGAAGTGGCGACGGGCAGCATCGAACTGTTCCAAGAGCTCGGCGACTTCCTGCGCAGCGATGACGAGAAGGGCGCGGACAAGCGCAATGACGTATATCAGCGCGTGATCTCGAGCGTCGGCCGCATCGACAGCATGAAGAAGCTATCTGACACGCTCAAGACGCTTGTCGGGCTCGAGCGCGAGGCATACGGCATTGCGGCGGCCGGCGAGGACGATCCGAACAAGCCCGCGGCATATACAAAGGTGGAGCGCGTAATTGTCCGTCCTGCAAATACAAACGCCTGAAGTATTCGAGCCGTTGCTTCAGCCCGCACGCTACAAGGGAGCGCACGGCGGCCGCGGCTCGGGCAAGTCTCATTTCTTCGGCGAGCTGTGGCTCGAGGAGAGCATCAGCGAAAAGCTGGATTTCGTCTGTCTGCGCGAAACGCTGAAGTCGCTCGAGTTCTCTGTGAAGAAGTTGCTCGAGTCGAAGATCTCCGCATTCAATGCCGGCGATTACTTCAACGTGCAGGACCGACGCATTCTGTCGAAGGCCGGTGGCGTGACGATCTTTGAAGGCATGCAGAACCACACAGCCGAGTCGATCAAGTCGCTCGAGGGATTCGATCGCGCATGGTTCGAGGAAGCACAGAACGCCAGCGACAAGAGCCTGACGCTGCTGCGTCCGACGATCCGCAAGCCGGGTTCGCAACTGTGGTTTGGCTGGAACCCGAGCAAGGCGACTGATCCTGTCGACATACTGCTCCGCGGTGATGAACTGCCGCCAGGCGCCGTCGTCGTCGAAGCGAACTACATGAACAATCCGTGGCTCCCTGACGAGCTGCGCGAGGAAATGGAGTACGACAAGCGGCGCGACCCTGATAAATACGCGCACGTTTGGCTCGGTCACTACCAGCAGAACAGCGAAGCGCGCGTGTTCAAGAACTGGCGCATCGAGGAATTCGAACGGCCCGAAGGCACGATTCACCGGCTCGGCGCTGATTGGGGCTTCTCGGTCGACCCGTCCGTGCTGATCCGATGCGACATCCAGGGCAACAACCTATACGTCGATTACGAGGCGTATCAGGTCGGCTGCGAGATCGTGAACCTGCCGGAACTGTTCATGGGCGTGCCGGACGCTGAGAAGTGGCCGATTACGGCTGACTCCGCGCGACCCGAGACGATCAGCCACATGCAGAAGAACGGCTTCCCGAAGATCCGGCCGGCCATCAAGGGCGCGAAATCGCTTGAGGAAGGCGTCGAATTCCTGAAGTCGTTCGACATCATCGTGCATCCGCGGTGCAAGCATCTGATCGACGAACTGACGCTCTACAAGTACAAGGAAGACCCGCTGACGGGCGCCATCCTGCCGATTCTCGAAGACAAGGATAACCACGTCATCGACGCGCTGCGATACGCCTGCGAGGGCGCACGACGCGCCGGCAAGGCTCCGAAACCGCAACCGAAACCGACAGTCCGCCGCACCGTGATAGGTGGAGGCGCATGGATGGGTTAAATGAACAAGTATCTGCTGCGCAAAGTTGAGAACGGCTGGATCGTTTCGGAGCCAATGCAGTATTGCTCCGACGCGGTCGGGCGCGAATACGTTTTCGAGAACCTTAACCGCGTCGCTGAGTGGCTTTGCCAGCAGAACGGCGAAACGTTCACATCGGAATATTGACAATGGCGCGAAAGCCGAAAGAAAGTCCTAGCGCAAAGATTGTCGCTGAGGCAAAAGAGCGGTTCGCCCGCTGCGAGGAAGCCGAAAGCGACTTTCGCAAGAAGTTCGTCGAAGATTTGAAGTTCGCCAATGGCGACGCCGACAACGGCTGGCAATGGCCCGATGCGATCCGCAACACGCGCGAAGGCGATCAGCGGCCGTGCCTGACGATCAACAAGACGCGTCAGCACAACCTGCAGATTATCAACGATGCGAAGCAGAACAAGCCGTCGGTCAAAACACTCCCTGTCGACGGTGATGCGGATATTGAGATTGCGAAGATTCTCGATGGCATTGTTCGTCATATCGAGTACAACAGCCACGCTGAAATCGTCTACGACACGGCGACAGAGTTTGCGGTGCAGGCTGGCCTCGGCTATTGGCGCGTCGTCTGTGAATACGCTCACGACGGCTCGTTCGATCAGGAAATCTTCCTGCGCCGCGTCAAGAACCCGCTGACGGTCTACACCGACCCGGATATTGAGTCGGCCGACGGCTCGGATATGAAGTTCGCCTTCGTGTTCGAGCAAATGAGCAAGACCGAATTCGAGGCGACCTATCCGGGCGAGGACGCGCAAAGCGTCGTTTTCGGTGACGATTCGACCGGCGACGACTGGATCGGCAAGGACAAGATCCGCGTTTGTGAGTATTTCCGCAAGACGCACAAGACCGACACGCTTATCAATCATCCGATCAACGGTCCGATGATGCTGTCGGAAGTCGAGGACCCGGAAGAACGCAAGATCATCGAGAACGATCCGAGCGTGCAGAAGCGCCCGGTCAGCCAGCCGCAAATCACCTGGTATCTGATCGCCGGCGACAAGATCATCGACGAAAAGCCGTGGGCGGGGCGTTACATCCCGATAGTGCGCGTCATCGGCGAGGAAATCGTTATCGACGGCAAGGTAGAGCGCAAAGGCCACACGCGCAACCAGAAAGACGCGCAGCGCATGTACAACTACATGTCGAGCGCTAACGTCGAATACATCGCGCTTCAGACGAAAACGCCATTCGTCGGCCCGGCCGCAGCCTTCGAGGGATTCGAAAGCGAATGGGCGAACGCGAACAAAGACAACCTGCCGTATCTGCCCTACAACGCCTACGACGAGTCGGGGCAGCCTATCGATCGTCCGCAGCGCGAGCAACCGCCTGTAGGGGCTTCTGCGTACCTGCAAGGCATGCAGACGGCGCAGCAAGAACTGATGATGACGACCGGCCAATATCAGGAGCAGTTCGGCCAGCAGTCGAACGCTCAGGCAGGCGTC